TCAGTTCTTGGCGGGCAGCTCGAACGGCCTGAATTGAATCACCTCCTCCCCAACCCACTCATTCACCTGAGCCAATCTCGCCTGTATCGGCTCCAGTTCGTTGACCGCCCACACCTCGGCGGCCTCGCGAAGTGAGCCGAAGCCGCCGGCGTTTTGGGGGACGATGCCCATCAACTGGGGCGGGATGCGCAGGGCGGCGAGCAGGTCGTCGCGGCTGATGTTCTTGATCGAACCGAACTCATCCTTGGCCGCCACCTCGCTCACCGGCAGCAGCTGGATGCCGTCCTTCTTGCCGCCCGGCGCGTACATGAACAGGTTGCGGAAGTTGCCCGGGCCCTTGGCCGACTTCAGCGCCTGGCGCAGCGCATCGACGTCCTCTTCCTTCTGCGCCGCATCTGTCATGTACATGATGAAGCCGGCGTGCGACCCGTTCTGATAGTAGCGGCGGCGGAAGAGGGTGGCCGACTCGTTCAGGAGCGCCGACTGCAGCGCAGACAACCACTCCGGCAACCCGTACACCTCCTGGTTGATATCCGCCTCGCGCAGGTGGCAGATGGTGCCCGGCGCGAATTCGTGCTCATCCTTCCAGCCGCGCACCTGGTAGTAGGTCTCCAGATCGGCGCCGCGCCGCATGTACTTGGCCAGCGTTGGCTGCAGGCTCAGCGCCTGGCCGAGCATGTTCCGGCGCCGCTCCAGGTAGGCATTGCCACACCAGAGCCAGTCCAGGGCGAATTGGCCGAACGCCTGTCGGCTCAACAGCTTGTGAGGGATGAAGGTGCGCTCGAGCATGTTGCGCTTGAAGTTGAGACCCGACTGCAGGAACACGCTCGCCCTGGTCGACTTCGCCAGCCCATCCAGTGACAGCGGCGGTTCGTACCAACGCCCGTTGAGCCAACATTCGAGGTAGTCGAGGATCTCGCGCCCATCGAGCACTGGTGTCGGGTCGCCGAAGGTGAAGGCCTCGAAGCCACCGCCGTTCGCTTTGCTGGTGAGCACTTCGCCTTCAAGAGGCGCAGATGTCGCAGGCAAAGTGGCGCGGCTGCGGTTTCGGGTACGTCTGCTCATCAGTAGATCTCCATAAAGCTGGTGTTCTGGGCGGTCATGCCCTCGAGCGGTTCGTTATGCAGGGCATGGAACAGCGCCCACGCGAGATCCGCGTGGCCGGTTTCATCGGTGCGCCCGGCGGTGTAGGTCATCTGCCGGCCGCTGGCGGTGGTTGTCTTGCGGATCGCCATCAGCGAGCTGGCGAGGTCGGTCCAGCCGGCATCGAATTCCAGCCGGCCCTTGTGGATCACGTCGTAGGCCTTGAGCACCAGGCGCGTTTTCACTTCCGGCGAGTAACTGAAGGTGGTCAGTCCGGGGAAGAACGACTTCACCAGCTGCGCCACGCCCGAGCCCATGCCCGTCATGTCGATGCCGATATAGGTCACCCAGTAGCGCAGCGTCACCCGGCGGATCGCCTCGGCCTGGGCGGCGAAGTCCATCCCGCGGAACTGGTGCCGCTCCAGCACACGGAACTTGCCGCCCGGCACCAGTGGCGGCGCCACCACCACCAGCCCGGCGCTATCGCCGGTTTCAGCCGGGTCATAGCCCACCCACACCTGGCGATCGCCGAAGGGACGATCTGCAAACGGCTTGTAGTCCTCGTCCCACTCGATCCAACTGTCCACCATGCAAGGCTGCAGCACCGTCAGCGGGAAGATCGAAGCGCCGTCATCCACGAACTGGCACATCAGCAGGTTGGCGTAGGCGTCCGCGCTGTACTCCTGGCGCAGCTCCTCGATGTCGAACAGATCGCAACCGCGCGCTTCGGCATCGAGGATGGTCACGATCTGCCGCCAGATCCGGTCCTCGCACAGGCGCCCCTGCTGCAGCGCGTCATGCGAAACGTCGATGCTGACCCGCTGCGCCGCCGGCTTGCCCTTGTTGAACCGCTCACCCGTCCAGAACGAATAGGCTTCATGGGCCATGGAAGAGGGCGTCGAGAAGTAGGTCCGGCGATACTGCTTCTGCATCGCCATGCCGCTGGCGACCTTGTTCAGCTCGTTGAACTTGAAGGTCCAGAAAAATTCGTCGAAGTAGAAGTTGCCGTGATAGCCCTGGGCGGTGCGCGCATTGGTACCGAGGAAGTGCAGCTCGGCGCCGTTGGCCAGGATGATCGGGTCGCCGGTCAATTCGACCTGGCACACCTCACGGGCGAACGCCTGGATATACGCCTTGAAAATATGCGCCTGGTTCTTCGAGGCACTGAGGAAAATCTGGTTGCGGCCGGTGATCAGCGCATCGAGTAACGCCTCCCTGGCGAAGTAGTACGTGGCGCCGATCTGCCGGCTCTTGAGGATGGCCCGTGTGCGCTGATTGCCCGCCCGGTACCAGTCCAGCTGATAGCCGAAGCAACCATCGAGAAAGGCCTCTTCCAACTGCTCAATGTGCTCTTCGGCAAACTCGTTGCGCTTCGGCGCCTTCTTCGGCCCCTCGTTGCGCTTGGCCAGGTTCGGGTTGAGGTCCGTTTCGGTACCGCCACCCTTGAATCGCTCGATCCGTGCCTGCCGCTCCAGCTGCCGGTGCAGCAGGTCGATCTCCTTGAAGTCGCCGCCGCTCTTGCCGTCCTTGAGGATCAGTTGCACCAGCCGCGCCTCCAGCGCACCGCCGATCCGCTCGACGTTGTCCGCCCGGTCCCACCCGTCGCGGCTCTTCCAGCTGTGGACGGTCTTTTCCTTCTCGTCCAGGTAGTCGGCGATATCGGTGATACGCCAGCCCGTCCAGTACAAAAACTTGGCCTGGCGGCGGTTATCACGTTGGGCGGGTAGTTCGGTGGCTGCGTTCATGGCGCAGATGGTGTCGCCCGCGCGCGTAGCCTGTTAGCGCCGCGCCCTGTACCTGGCCCGCATACACAGCTGGCCGATTGCCCCTATGGCGCCCGCTGCCGACCATGCCCTCACAGCAACTGCACCCAGCAGCTACCGAGGACAAACCGCATGGCCGCAGCAGCCAAGAAATTCCGATCCAAGTGGACGCGCATCGCCGTCGAAGGCGCTACCACCGATGGCCGCACCATCGAGCGCAGCTGGCTCGAAGACATCGCCAGCCAGTACAACCCGGCCACCTACGGCGCGCGCATCAACTGCGAACACATCAAGGGCATCGCCCCGGAAAGCCCGTTCGGCGCCTACGGCGACGTGCTGGCGGTCAAGGCGGAAGAAGTGGAAATCGATGGCAAGCAGAAGCTTGCCCTCTACGCCCAGCTCCAGCCCAACGAAGCGCTGCTGGCCCTGAACAAGAAGGGCCAGAAGGTCTTCACCTCGATCGAGGTCCAGCCCAAGTTCGCCGACACCGGCAAGGCCTACCTCATCGGCCTGGCCATCACCGACAGCCCCGCCAGCCTGGGTACCGAAGCGCTTGAGTTCAGCGCCAAGCACGGAACCCTGGCCAACCGCAAACAGCACCCGGACAACCTGTTTACCGCTGCTGAAGAGGCGGAGCTCGAATTCGAGGAAGTCACCGAGCAGCCCGGCGCCTTCAAGGATCTGGCCGCTCGCGTGAAGGCCCTGTTCAGCAAGGGGAAGGAAACCGACAGCCAATTTGCCGAGATCGGCGAGGCGGTCACGTCGCTGGTGGAGTTCGCCGAAAAGCAACAGTCCAGCCTGGAAAAGTACAGCTCCGACGCCACTGCCCTGAGCGAGCAGGTGGCCCAGCTCGAAGCAACCGTCACCGATCTGACCGCAAAGCTCGGCACCACCGAGGACCACAACCAGCACAAGCGTCCGCCTGTTTCCGGCGGCGACGGCATCGTCCTCGCCGAGTTTTAACCCCAGGCACCAGCCAGCAGCCGCCCATCATCGGAGCAACCCATGCGTAACGAAACCCGCAAACTGTTCAACGGCTACCTGCAGCAGGTGGCCAAGCTCAACGGCGTCGACAACGCCACCGAGAAATTCAACGTCACCCCCACCATCCAGCAAAAGCTGGAAACCGCGATCCAGGAGGCCAGCGGCCTGCTCAAGCGCATCAACATCATCGGCGTCGAACAGCAGGAAGGCGAAGCGCTGCTGCTGGGCGTCAATGGCCCCATCGCCAGCCGCACCAACACCAAGACCGGCGGGCGCCGTAACCCGGCCGAGCGCAGCGCGCTGAGCAAAGACACCTACACCTGCAAGCAGACCAACTTCGACAGCTCCTTCCCCTACGCGCTGATCGACGCCTGGGCCAAGTTCAAGGACTTCCAAGCGCGGCTGGGCGCCGCCATCACCGAACGCCAGGCCCTGGACCGCATCATGATCGGCTTCAACGGCACCAGCGCCGCAGCCACCTCCGACATCGCGGCCAACCCGCTGCTGCAGGACGTCAACATCGGCTGGCTGGAGAAGATCCGCACCGGCGCGCCTGATCGCGTCCTGGACGAAGTGGTCGATGCCTCCGGCAAGGTCACCATTGGCGCCGGCGGCGACTACAAAACCCTGGATGGCGTGGTGTTCGACGCCGTGCAGATGCTGGAGCCCTGGCACCGCAGCCACCCCAACCTGGTGGTCATGGTTTCTCGCGACCTGCTGCACGACAAGCTGCTCGCTGCGGTCGAGAAGGGTGCCGCTTCCAACGTCGAAGAGAATGCCGCTGACCAGATCGTCACCAAGGCCCGCCTGGGAGGCCTGCCGATCGTCGATGCGCCGTTCTTCCCGGCCGGTACCGTGCTGGTTACCACGCTCTCCAACCTGTCCATCTACTTCCAGGAAGGCGCACGCCGCCGCCACGTGAAGGACGAGCCGGAGTACGACCGCGTCGCTGACTACCAGTCGAGCAATGACGCCTACGTGATCGAGGACTTCGGTCTGGTCGCCCTGGTTGAAAACATCGAGGCGGTGTAAGCCATGCTCAGCCCAGCCCAACGCAACCAGCTGCGCAAACGCGCAGCCTTGCAAGCCGCAGAAGTGGCGCCGGAGCGCTCCATGGCTGGCGCCACCGCCTACGAGCAGCAACTGCTCCAGCTCAACCAGGACCGGCTGCGCCTCAAACAGGTGCAGTCGGAGCAGGGCAAGGCCGAGCTCAAGCGCCTGCTGATTCCGGCTTACGCGCCGTACATCGAAGGCGTTCTGGCCGCCGGCAACGGCGCCCAGGACGATGTGCTCACCACCCTCATGGTCTGGTGCATCGATGCCGGCGAGTTTGCCGACGCGCTGACCATCGGTGCCTACGTGCTCAAGCACAGCCTGAAAATGCCCGACCGCTTCGAGCGCACCACCGGCTGCCTGCTGGCGGAGGAAGTGGCGAACGCCGCGCTCAAGGCGCAGAAGGCCGGCGGCGAGTTCCCGCTGTTCGTCCTCGAGCAGGCTCAGCACATCACCGCCGAGCAGGACATGCCCGACCAGGTCCGCGCCAAGCTGCTGCTGGCTATCGGCAAGGCCCTGCTGAGCAAAGTGGACGAGCAACAGCCGGACGGCGAACTGCTGGAGCAAGCCAAGGCGCATCTGATCAAAGCCATCGACCTGCACGGCAGTTGCGGCGGCAAGAAGGATCTGGAGCGCGTTGATCGCCTCCTGAAAAAACACGCGGAAAGCAAGCCAGCCGACACCGGTACCAGCGAGCCACCGGTCGACGAGACCGCCAACCCCGACCAGGGCGAAGGCGATCAACCCGACCCGGGCGAGCAGGGCACCGACTCCGGTACCAGCGAGCCACCCGCTAACTGAGCGTCCCCCACGCACTCGGCGGCTCGGGGCGGATCGACAGGCTTTCTCCTTGGCCTTGTCGTGAAGCCCCGACCACCGCCGACCTACTCGAGCCGCAACCATGAGCGCATTCATCGCAGCCGGTGGCAGCCACAAGCCGCACCCCATCACCAACGATGGCTGGTTCCCCGAGCTGGACGGCCAGCACCTCCGTGAATCCCTGCGCATGGACGGCAGCATCACCGATGCTCGGCTGGAAACCGCCGCGGTCAACGCCGTGATCGAGGTCAACCGCGAGCTCAAACGCTTCAAGTTCGCCCAGCTGGCAGCCGGTCACGAAAGCCTGGCCGACGTGCCCGCCGACCAGATCCAGGGCGAGTCCGAACTGCTGCACCTTTACCGCCGCGCCATCTACTGCAGCGCCGGCGCCGAGCTGGCCGAGCGTTACCGCGACTACAGCGCCACCGGCGACGGCGCCGAGCGCGCCGATGCGCTGACCCCAACCGCCGATGAATACCGCCGCGATGCCCGCTGGGCCATCCGCAGCATCCTCGGCCGCGTGCATACCACCGTGGAGCTCATCTGATGGCCGCCCTGCGCGCCCAGCAGGGCGACACCCTCGACGCCCTCTGCTGGCGGCACTACGGGCGCACCGCTGGCGTGGTCGAGCAGGTGCTCGACGCCAACCCCGGCTTGGCCGACCTCGGCCCGGTCATCCCGCACGGCACCCTGGTGCAGCTGCCCGAACAGCCCGTGCGCGCCGAACAACGCCAAATGGTGAACCTATGGGACTGATCTACCTCGCGCTCTACAAGGGCCGCGGCACGCTGTTCAACCGCCTGATCCGCCTCTGGACGCGCTCGGCCTATAGCCACTGCGAGCTGGTCCTGCCCGACGGCCGCTGGCTGTCCGCCTCGGCCATGGACGGCGGCGTGCGCGCCAAGCGCATCGAGCTCGATCTCGAACACTGGGACCTGATCCCGGTGCCCTGGGCTGACCCTCGCCAGATCCTGCATCTGTTCGAGAAGCACCAGGGCAAAGGCTACGACTGGCTCGGCCTGTTCGGCAGCCAGCTGCTGCCCCTGACCATCGACAACCGCCGCCGCATGTTCTGCAGCGAGTTCTGCGCCGCCGCCCTGGGCTTCCCCCTGGCGCAGCGCTACAGCCCCGCGCTGCTGGGTGAAGTCGTGCAGCGCGTTCACACCATCACAACCGCAGGGCAACAGGATGAAGCACATGCCTGACAGACCGGAAACCTGGGCGTTCTTCGCCACCTGGCTGGAACACAACTTCCCAGCCCTCTATGCCGGTGGCCTGGCGATGCTCATTGCCATTTGGCGAATCATCTACAGCGGCGGCCGGGTGCGTCAGCTCCTGCTCGAGGCACCCCTGTGCGGCATGCTCGGCGTCGGCGTTTCCTACGGCCCCTCACTGATCGGCGCCCCCCAGGAGGCCGGCGTCTTTCTCGCCTGCATGGTGGGCCTGTTCGGCGTCGAGGTCAGCCGCGAGGCGGCCAAGCGCGTCCTGAAGAAGAAGGCGGACCAGCTATGACCCAGCTCCTCAGCAACGGCTCGCGCGGCCTCGCCGTGCGCAACCTGCAGGCCGCGCTGGCCCTGGCCGGCTTCAAGATTGAGGTGGACGGCGACTTCGGTGAAACCACCGAGGCCGTCGTGCGCGCCTACCAGCGCAAGGTCGGCCTGGTGGACGATGGCGTCGCCGGCCCGAAAACCCAGGCCGCGCTCAAGGGCTTCGACACCTCGCGCTACATCAAGCGCAAGGACCTGCAGCAGGCCGCCGACCGGCTCGGCGTGCCGCTGGCCAGCGTCATGGCCGTCAACCAGGTGGAAAGCAAAGGGGAGGGCTTCGCCGCCAATGGCCGCCCGGTGATCCTGTTCGAGCGCCATGTGATGCACGCGCGCCTGCAGGCCAACGGCCTGAGCGAAGCCGAGGCGGATGCGCTGGCCGACGTCGTGCCCGCTGCCGTCAACCGTACCCCCGGTGGCTATCTGGGTGGCACTGCCGAACATCAGCGCCTGGCCGCCGCCCGGATGGTGCATGAGCAATCCGCCCTCGAATCCGCCAGTTGGGGCCTGTTCCAGATCATGGGCTACCACTGGCAGCGTCTTGGCTACCAGGACGCCCAGCATTTCGCCGACACCATGGCCCTCAGCGAAGCCGCCCAGCTCGACGCCTTCGTCACCTTCATCGAAACCGACCCAGCGCTGCACAAGGCTCTCAAGGCCCGCAGCTGGAAGCAGTTCGCCCGCATCTACAACGGCCCGAACTACGCCAAGAACCTCTACGACGTGAAGCTGGCCCGGGCGTATGCCCAGTTCGCCGATGAGCAGGAGAAAGCCGCATGACAACCTATCTGATCACCATGCTTGTCTTCGCCGTCATTGGCGTTGGCGTCACTACCCATCATCTGCAGGGCGCATATCCCAGACAGCGGACATCCGGGCGCAGCGAGGACCTCATCACCCTGTGTTTTCAGGTCGGCATGCTGGTTTGGATCATCAACTTGCTGCTGGAGCAGGCGGCATGACCACCACCCGCCAACTCCTCTACGGCCTCGCCCTGGTCGCCGCGCTCTGCCTGCTCATCTGGACGCAGCAACAGCGCATCACCGCCGCCGAGGCCCGCGCGGATCTCGCCGGCGAGCGCCTGCAAACCGCCAACCAGCGCAACGCCCGCCAGGCCGCCACCATCACCCGTCTGACCGGCGAGGTCACCACCCAGCGCCTAGACCAGCAGGCCCTGCAACAGACCCTCAGCGACCTGCGCCAGGCCCAGGCCACCGACCAGCTCAAGAAGAAGGAACGCCGCCGTGAAGACCCCACCCATGCGACTTGGGCTGCTCAGCCTCTGCCTGCTGCTGCTCGCCGGCTGCACCAGCGTCCCGCCATCACCGGAGCCGCAGGTTACCGTCAGTGGCTGTCCGGTCGTGACGCGCTGCACGCTGGCCCCGGCGGCACCGATCGATAACGGCGAGCTCAGCGACGACGGCGACTACCTCATGGGCGCCTGGGCCGAATGCGCCGCCAAGGTCGACCTGGTGGTGGAGCACAACGCGCGAGCCGAGCAGCCATGAAAAAGCCCGAATCCCTGCGCGACCACCTGCTGGCCGCCATCCCCGAGCTCAGGCGCAACCCCGATCGCCTGCTGGTGTTCGTCGACAACGGCAGCATGCGCAGCACCGCCGCGCCGGGCCTGTCTTTCGAGTACAGCTACACCCTCAACCTGATCCTCACCGACTTCGCCGGCCACCCGGATGCCGTCGCCATCCCGCTGTTCGCCTGGGTGCTGGTCAACCAGCGCGAGCTGATGGAGAACCTCGAGAAGGGCAGGGACGCCATCAAGTTCGAGGCCGACATCCTCGACAACAGCAAGGTCGACCTCTCCATCACCCTGCCCCTGACCGAGCGCGTCATCGTCAAGCGCCTGGATGACGGCACCCTGCAAGTCAGCCACCCGGCCGAGCCGGTGGTCGACGACGAAACCTTCCTGGTACCGGCCATGCGCGTGGAAACCAGCGCGGGCGAACTCATCGCCGAATGGGGCAGCAATGGCTGATGACCTCCGCGCCCTGGAGGATTGGGCCGGCGCGCTGCTTAACCAGCTGCAGCCCAAGGAACGCCGGCAGGTCACCCAGGATATCGCCCGCGACCTGCGCCGCAGCCAGCAAAAGCGCATCGCCACCCAGCGCAACCCGGACGGCACACCTTTTGCGCCGCGCAAGCCGAGGCAGCCACTGCGCGCCAAGGCCGGCCGCATCAAACAGCGCAAGATGTTCGCCAAGTTGCGCACCGCCCGTTACCTGCGCCTGCAAAGCGACGCCAGCAGCATCGCCATCGGCTTTGCCGGCCGTGTGTCGCGCCTGGCCCGCGTCCACCAGTACGGCCTGCGCGACAAACCCGGCCGCAACTCGCCCGACATCCAGTACCAGCGCCGCGAGCTGCTCGGCTTCAGCGCCGACGAGCTCGACATGGTCCGCGACAAGCTCGTCGAGCACCTGGTGCGCTGACCGGCGGCTGTAACGGCACCCGCTACACAGCCCAGCGAATGCGCCACGCGCGCGCGACCGCCAGCATGGCGGCATGAACATCACCGACCATCTGCGCCGCCTCGACAACCTGATCCGCCTCGGCACCATCGCCGCGGTGGACCATCAGGCTGCGCGCTGCACGGTCACAACCGGCGGCCTCACCGTGCCCAATCTGCCCTGGCTCGCCCTTCGCGCCGGAGCCAGCAGCGACTGGGACCCGCCCACCGTCGGCGAACAATGCATCCTGCTCAGCCCCAGCGGCGAGCCCGCCCAGGGCATCGCCTTGATCGGCCTTTATTCACAGCAACGTCCGGCGCCGTCGAACAGCGCCACCCTGCGCCGACGGAAATACCCGGACGGGGCTGTGATCGATTACGACCACGCCACCCACACCCTCACCGCCACGCTTCCAGGCGGCGGCAAGGCCAAGCTCGTCGCCCCCGGCGGCGTCAGCATCCTGGGCGACGTGGACATCACCGGCCTGATAACCGTCAGCAAAGACGTGATCGCCGCCGGCATCAGCCTGGTCAACCACGTTCACGGCGGCGTCCAGGGCGGCCCGAGCAACACAGGGGCGCCGCAATGATTGGCATGTCCGCAGGCACCGGCCGCGCCATCGAGGGCAACGCCCATCTGGCCCAGTCCATCGCCGACATCCTCACCACGCCCATCGGCTCGCGCGTGATGCGCCGCGAATACGGCAGCCAGCTGCCGGACCTGATCGACGCACCCCTCAACGATGCCACCCGCCTGCAAGCCTACGCCGCCACCGCCATGGCCCTGATGCGCTGGGAGCCGCGCATTCGCCTGAGCCGCGTGCAACTGTTCCTAGGCGACCGCCCTGGGCAGGCTGTGCTGGACGTCGAAGGCACCCGCACCGACAGCAACGAGCCGCTGAGCCTGCGCGTACCGCTCGCCCTGGGGGCCAGCGCATGAACACCTTCACCCCCATCGACCTGGCCCAACTGCCCGACCCCGACGTGGTCGAGCAGATCGACTACGAGGAGATCCTCGCCGCGCGCAAGGCACACGCCATCAGCCTCTGGCCCGCCGAGCAGCAGGCCGAGGTCGCCGCCACGCTCGCGCTCGAATCCGAACCGCTGACCAAGTTGATCCAGGAGAACGCCTACCGCGAAACCCTCTGGCGGCAGCGCGTCAACGAAGCCTCCCTCGGCACCATGCTGGCCAAGGCCAAGGGCAACGATCTCGAGCAGCTCGCCGCAAATTTCAACGTCAAGCGCCTGGTGGTCACCCCGGCGGACACCAGCACCGTGCCGCCGACCCCGGCAGTGATGGAATCCGATGAAAGCCTGCGCGAGCGCGCCCAGATGGCATGGGAAGGGCTCAGCACCGCCGGCCCGCGCAACAGCTACATCCTCCATGCGCGCAGCGCCGATGGCCGCGTGGCCGACGCCACGGCAGAAAGCCCATCGCCCGCCGTGGTGGTGGTCACCGTCCAGTCCCTGCTGGGCAATGGTGCGGCCGACCAGGCGCTGCTCGATATCGTCGCCGCCTACCTCAGCGATGATGATCGCCGCCCGGTCGCCGATCGCCTCACCGTGCAATCCGCCGAGGTGCTGGAGTACCGCGTAGACGCCGTGCTCTACCTCAACACCGTAGGCCCAGAGGCCGAGCCGATCCGCGCCGCCGCCGAGAAGCGGCTGGCCACGCTGGTCAACCAGCGCCGTCGGCTGGGGCTGGAAGTGAACCGCTCCGCCCTGGACGCCGCCCTGCACATCGAGGGCGTGCGCCGCGTCGAGCTGCCCGGCTGGGTCGACATCGTCGCCACCGCATCCCAGGCTCCGTACTGCACCGCCTTCAGCGTTACCCTCGGGGCCCAGGCATGACGGCCCTGCACCTGCTGCCGCCCAACGCCAGCCAGCTCGAGCAACTGGCCGCCGAAGCCCTCGCACAGATCGAGCGCGTGCCGGTACCCATCCGCGACCTGGTCAACCCTGACCGTTGCCCGGTCGAGCTGCTGCCTTACCTCGCCTGGGCCTTCTCCGTGGACCGCTGGGACGCCACCTGGTCCGAAGCCATCAAGCGCGAAGTCATCAAGGCCTCGTACTTCGTGCATTCACGCAAGGGCACCATCGGCGCGCTGCGCCGCGTGGTCGAGCCCCTGGGCTACCTGATCCGCATCACCGAATGGTGGCAGCAGGTGCCCGAGGGCGAGCCCGGCACCTTCTCGCTGGAAATCGGCGTGCTCGAAACCGGCATCAGCGAAGAAACCTACGAATCGCTCAGCCTGCTGATCGACGACGCCAAGCCCGTCAGCCGCCACCTGATCGGGCTGGACATCAGCCTCGAAACCCACCTCACACGCTACGTCGGCGTCACCGTGATCGATGGCGACGAGCTCGATGTGTACCCCTGGGAAAACGCCGACATCGATGTCCTGGTACAGCGATACATCGGCGTGAGCGACTACATCCTCGACGAAATGGACGTGTACCCACATGGTTGACGTAAACACCCAGTTCGGCGGCTTCCTGACCAACCTCGGCGCCGCCAAGAACACCAACGCGAACGCTCTGGGCGTGAAGTGGAAACTCACCCACATGCTCATCGGTGACGCCAATGGCACAGACCCGGTCCCCAGTCCCGGCCAAACCGCACTGGTCAATCAGGTATACCGTGCTCAGCTCAATCAGCTATATCCCTCGCCGGTCGATAAGAACGTACTGATCGCCGAACTGGTGCTGCCGCCAGACGTCGGCGGCTGGTGGATCCGCGAACTGGCCTTGGAAGATGAAGACGGTGTGTTCTCCGCCGTCGCCAAGTGCCCGCCCAGCTACAAGCCCGTGCTGGCCCAGGGCAGCGGCCGCAACCAGGTGGTGCGCATGCACGTCGTCACCAGTGGCACGGCCAACATCCAGCTGAAGATCGACCCCAGCGTGGTACTTGCGACGCGGGCCTACTGTGATGGGCTGATTGCGGCGCACGGCGCCGCAGCCAATCCGCATCCGCAGTACGAACTCCGCGGGGCGGTAACCACCATTGCGGCCAATACAGCGCTGAGTGCCGCGCACCTGGGCCTTTTGCTGGCCGATGCTACCGCCGCAGCGGTGACGGCCACGCTTCCGCCAAGCAACGCAGCGCTGGGTGTGCGCGACGTCATCATCCGCCGCACTGACAACACCGGTAACCGTCTCACGGTACGTGCAACTGGTGACGACAAGATCAAGTTTCACACCCATCTACGCGCCGAAGGCTATCCGTTCCTGGTGCTGATGGGCGCGGGCGACTGGTGGCATCTACGCAGCGACGGAGAAGGGAGTTGGTGGCCGATCGGCCGCAAGGATGACACCCCGTTGGGGTTGCTGGATTTTGCCGCTGCGAGTGCACCACCTCCAGGCGGCTATGGGCTGCCGCATGGAACGCTGCTGAGCCGCGCGGAGTGGCCTTGGCTCATCGATTTCGCTTTTTCAACAGGTGTGATCGTCAACGATTTCGCTCGGGAAGGGAGCGAGGGCTGTTGGACAGCAGGCGACGGTGCGACCACGTTCCGCACGCCTGATGTTCGCGCTGAGTTTTTCCGCGCTCTGGATTTCGGCCGCGGGGTTGATCCGGCACGTGTCGCAGGCACTTGGCAGGATGGTCAGTTGGAAAGCCACAGTCATTCGATGGTGGGAGGCAACGTTGGCGCGACGTCTGTAATCGCGCTCGACATGTGGGTGCAGAACCAGGGATATACGCTACAGACCGGAGCCACCGGCGGCGACGAAACCCGCCCACGCAACCTGGCATTCCCCGTTTTCATTAAGCTGATCTGAGGTTGGCCATGAGCATCTATATCACCGACAACCACGGCATCCTTCAGGGCCCGGTGGAACTTCCCGTTGTACCCGGCGTTGGCATACAGCTGCCCGGCAATGCCATCGAATTGGCCAAGCCACTTACGGAGACAGTAGACGGTCACGTTTGGGTGCTGGTAGATGGCCAGCCACAGCAGCTGGCCGACCATCGCGGCATTGTGTACAGCACCGAAACCGGTGCGTCAGTTCAGCTCGAACGCCTGGGGGCGCTGCCCGAAGGATTGACCACCGAGCCTCGGCCCTCAGCAGATCACGGTTGGAATGGGCAGGCCTGGGCTATCGATCCCGAACTGGTTATGAGCAATCGAGCGGCACTGACCGTCACGCTCTGCACCCGCATCGACACCGCCGCTGACACCGCCCGCGCTCGCGTCGCCGGCGACCCGCTGCGAGCCGTCGAATACGACCGCGCCCGCATCGCAGCCGAGCAGTTCGCCGCGGCCGGCTACCAGGGCGACGTACCGCCCATGGTCGCCGCATGGGCCATCAATGGTCGCACCGCGCAGGAGGCGGCCGACGACATCCTGCACGAAGCCGCCCAGTACACCGCCGCGCTGATCGCCCTGCGCGAAACGCGCCTGGCGGCGAAAGAGCAAGTACGTGCGCTGATGGATGCCGGCGAGGTAGAGCAGGCGCAGCAGGTGGTCGATCAGACCGTTGCCGCGATTAAGGCGGCGGTGGCCGGCGTGGGCAACGCCGAACCCTGAGCAGGTACGTCGAGATGCGGCCCGTCACGCGGGCCGCTTTAACCTGACAGGTGCGGAGGAAGGGAGCAGGTTGTTAATCGTCCAGTTCCGCCAGCAGGGCTTCGTACTGTTGTTTGCCTTTGCCTTCAGCCATATCTTTCTTGAACCGCTCGGCAATGATATTCGCGAACTTCTCAGCGGCAGGGCGTTGCTCGGCAGTTGGCTCGTTGCCCGCAAGGATACGTTCGCGTGCATCCATCACCAACGTGAACTCGGCATCGGTGAAGTTGGTTTCGCTGTACAGATCCAGAGCATGCTGGCGAGCCTGCTCCAGCGAATAGTGATCGCGAACGACTCGCTCGATCTTCTCTTTCGGAACGTCCTCGCGAATAGTCGAGATACCCTCCACCAACTTGCTCACTTCCTGCTCATACCCTTGTTCGAGGTTCAGCCGGGACTCAATCAATTCCTCCCGTGCATCCTTGCATCCGACGAGCGTGGCGGCGAAAGCGAGGGGGAGCAACAGGGCGTAAAGGGGTTTCATATCAAGGGTCCGACGTAGGTTTGAGGAGCGGAAGATTTTATCGCAAGGGGGCCAAGGCGGCGGGAGTTTTCATGGCCAACTGCTATCGCTTCCATTCCCTGTACATCCCCTTCCTGTAACACCCCCCGCTACACACCCCACCGCGTGCGCCCCTTGCGCGCGCGCGTCACCCTTGAGGCTCACTGATCCGGCAACGCCCGCAGGAGCCGCCCCGCATGTCGACTGAATACCACCACGGCGTCCGCGTCCTCGAAATCAACGAGGGCACGCGCCCCATTCGCACCGTATCCACCGCCATCGTCGGCATGCTCTGCACCGCCAGCGATGCCGATCCCCTTACGTTTCCGCTGAACAAGCCCGTACTGCTCACCGACGTGCTGACCGCCTCCGGCAAGGCCGGTGAGCAGGGCACCCTGGCGCGCAGCCTGGATGCCATCGCCGACCAGGCCAGCCCTGTGACTGTCGTGGTGCGCGTGGAAGAGGGCGAGAGCGAGGCGGAAACCACCTCCAACCTCATCGGCGGCGTCACCGCCGGCGGGCAGTACACCGGCATGAAAGCGCTGCTCGCGGCCGAGGCGCAGTTGGGCGTCAAGCCGCGCATCCTTGGTGTGCCGGGGCTGGATAACCTGGCCGTCACCACCGAGTTGGCGGCCACCGCCGAGAAGCTGCGCGCCTTCGCCTATGCCAACGCCTACGGCTGCGAAACGGTCAGCGAGGCAATCGCCTACCGCGACGGCTTCGGCGCCCGCGAGCTGATGCTGATCTGGCCGGACTTCGTCAACTGGGACACCGCCACCAACGCCGACGCCCCGGCCAGCGCCGTCGCGCGCGCCCTGGGCCTGCGCGCCAAGCTCGACCAGCAAGTGGGCTGGCACAAGACGCTGTCCAACGTGCCGGTCAACGGCGTGTCCGGCCTGAGCAAAGACATCTACTGGGATTTGCAGAACCCCGCCACCGATGCCGGCCTGCTCAACGCCAACGAGGTCACCACCCTGATCCGCCGCGAGGGCTTCCGCTTCTGGGGCTCGCGCACCTGCTCGGCTGACCCGCTGTTCGCCTTCGAGAACTACACCCGCACCGCCCAGGTGCTGGCCGACACCATGGCCGAGGGGCACTTCTGGGCCGTGGACAAGCCCATGCACGCCAGCCTGGTGCGCGACATCGTCGAGGGCATCAACGCCAAGTTCCGCGAGCTGATCCGCGGCGGCTACCTGATCGGCGGCGAATGCTGGTTCGACCCGGCCGCTAACGACACGGACACCCTCAAGGCCGGCAAGCTCTTCCTGGACTACGACTACACCCCCGTGCCGCCCCTCGAGGACCTGATGCTGCGCCAGCGCATCACCGACCGTTACCTGGTCGACTTCGCCGCCGGCATCAAAGCCTGACCCCATTCAACCCGCGCGGCCCCGGCCGCGCCGTAGGAGAGCGCCCCCATGGCCCTGCCTAAAAAACTCAAGAGCATGAACCTGTACAACGATGGCGGCAGCTACGTTGGTCAGAGCAAATCCGTGACCCTGCCGACCCTCAGCCGCAAGCTGGAAGCCTGGCGTGGCGCTGGCATGGATGGTCCGGTGAAAGTCGACCTGGGCCACAGCGATGACGGCATCCAGATCGACTGGACCCTCGGCGGCTGGGACCTGACCGCCTTGCGCCAGTTTGGCGCCGTACGGGCTGACGGCGTAATGCTGCGCTGGGCCGGTTCGGTACAGCGTGACGACACGGGCGAAGTGACCGCCGTTGAAGTGGTTGTCCGCGGCAGGCACGAAGAGATCGACTTCGGCGATGCCGAATCCGGTGAAGACACCGAGCACTCCTTCACCACCACCTGCAGCTACTACAAGCTCAGCGTGGACGGCAACGTCGAGATCGAAATCGATCTGCTCAACTTCATCTTCGTCGTGAACGGCGAAGACCGTCTCGCCGAGCACCGCGCGGCCATCGGCCTGTAACCCCGGCGCCGGCCAGCGCGCCGGCGCTCCTTTCGCAATCCAAGGAGCAACCCCATGACCAAACCCACCTACAGCGACCCCATCGTCCTGGAGCAACCGATCAAGCGCGGCGAGAACAAGCCCATCACCGAGATCACCCTGCGCAAGCCGGCCGCCGGCGAGCTGCGGGGCCTCAAGCTCGGCGACCTGATCAATGGCGACGTCAACGCCACCATCCGCCTGGTGCCGCGCATCAGCCAGCCCACCCTGACCGAGCAGGAAGCCGCCGCCCTGGACCCCGCCGACCTGCTGGCCTGCGCGGATGCCGTAGCGGGTTTTTTGCAGAAGAAGGGTGCGGAATCCCCCGCAGCGTAGATGACGTGATGGCGGACATCGCCCTGGTGTTTCACTGGGCGCCGGAGCAGATGAACGCCATGCCCTTGCATGAACTGATGGACTGGCGCGAGCGCGCCCGCGAACGATGGGAACGCACGCATGGCGCGAGATCTAAACCTTAAGGTCAACCTCCAGGCCCTGGACAACGCCACCAAGCCCATGCGCTCGGTGTTCGTCGGTGCCCAGGGCCTGGGCCGATCGCTGCGCGACGCCCGCAGCGACCTCAAGCATCTGCAGGCCCAGCAGAAAGACGTCAGTTCGTTCCGCAACCTCAAGGGTGCGTCGGAGCAAACCGGCGCCGCCATGCAGGCCAACCGCGAGCGCGTCAAGGCCCTGTCTCGCGAGCTGGCCAGCACCAGCACGCCGACCAAGGCACTCACCCGTGATTTCCAGAGCGCGGTCCGCCAGGGCCACGCCCTCAAGCAGAAGCACAACGAACAGCAGCGCGAACTCCAGGGCCTGCGCAGCAAACTGGGCGAGGCGGGCATCAGTACCCGCAACCTCGGCCAGCATGAGCGCGACCTGCGCACCAAGGTCAACCTGACCAACCAGGCGATAGCCGAGCAGGAAGGCCGGCTGAAAAAGCTCACCGCCCAGCACAAGCGCCTCGGCCAGGCCAAGGCCGACTACGAACGCACCTCGGCGCTGGCCGGCAGCATGGCCGCCACTGGCGCCGGCGGGCTGGCCACCGGCAGCGGAATTCTGTATGCCGGCGCGCGACTGATGACCCCCGGCGTACAGTTCGATGCCGATATGAGCAAGGTCCAGGCGCTCACGCGACTGGACAAGGGCGACGAGCAGCTCGCAGCCATGCGCGCCCAGGCTCGCCAGCTGGGTGCAGACACCATGTTCAGCGCCACGGATGCCGCCCAGGGGCAGGGCTTCCTGGCCATGGCCGGCTTCAAGCCCGAGGACATCATCGCCGCCATGCCCGGCATGCTGGATCTCGCCAAGGCCGGCGACAGTGGCCTGGCGGAAACAGCAGACATCGCCTCCAACATCCTCACCGGCTTCAACCTCAAGGCCAGTGAAACCGGGCGCCTGGGTGACGTGCTGGTGGGCGCCTTCACGCGCTCCAACACCAGCCTGCAAATGCTCGGCGAAACCATGAAGTACGCCGCACCGGTGGCGGCAAGCGTCGGGCAGGACATCGAGACCGTCGCCGCCATGGCCGGCAAGCTGGGCGACGCCGGCATCCAGGGCAGCATGGGCGGTACCGCGCTACGGGCCATCCTCAACCGCCTGTCCGCACCGCCGAAGGCCGCCGCCAAGGCGCTGGACACCCTCGGCATCAGCGCCGTCGATGCCCAGGGCAACCTGCGCGACATGCCCACCATCCTGCAGGAGATCTACCAGAAGACGCGCAACATGGGCGACGCCGAGCGCGCCGGGCTGCTCAAGGGCATCGCTGGCGAGGAAGCGGTCGCCGGCATGCAGGTGCTGGTGGCACAGGCCGGCAGCGGCGCCCTGCAGGAGTTCATCGGCACCCTGCGCCAGACCCAGGGCGAAGCCCAGCGCACCGCCAAGGTCATGGGCGACAACCTGGTGGGCGACCTCGATCAGCTGTCGTCGGCCTGGGAAGACCTGGGCATCCAGCTCCAGGAGCAGCAGAACGGCCCGCTGCGCGACGTGACGCAGACGCTCGCCAGCGTGGTCGGCAGCGTGAAGAGCTGGATCGTCGAGAACCCCAAGCTGGCGGCCAACCTGGTCAAGACCGCCGCCGGCGTCGGCGTGCTGATGGCAGGCATGGGCGGGCTCACCCTGGCCATGGCCAGCATCCTCGGCCCGTTCGCCATGGTGCGCTACGGCATGATGCTGTTCGGTATCCAGGGCGGCGGGCTGGCCAGTACGCTGTTCAACCTGGGCAAGACGGCGCTGCCGCTGGTGGCCACCGGGCTACGGCTGGTCGGCGCCGCGGCAATGGCCAACCCGGTCGGCGTGCTGATCGGCACGCTCGCCCTGGGCGCTGCGCTGATCTACGCCAACTGGAGCCGCGTGGGACCTTTCTTCCTCGGCCTCTGGGCGGAGATCAAAGAGGGCGTCGCCGGCGGCCTGGCCGGCATCGGCGCGCTGTTGCTCAACTTCAGCCCGCTGGGCCTGCTGTATCGCGCATTCGCCGGCGTGATGAGCTACTTCGGCGTGGACCTGCCGAGCAAGTTCAGCGAGTTCGGCGGCAACATCATCCAGGGGCTGATCAACGGCTTCACCAACATGTTCCCCAACCTGACCGCCGCCATCAGCGGTGCGGCGAACAGCGTGATCAGCACCTTCAAGGGGCTGCTGGGCATCCATTCGCCGTCCCGCGTGTTCGCCGGGCTCGGTGGCGACACCATGGCCGGCCTCGAGCAGGGCCTTGCCGCCGGGGAGGGCGGGCCGCTGTCGCAACTTGCCGGTACCGCCAAGCGCCTGACCGCCGCCGGCGCGGTGGCCGTGGGCATCGGCGCCGCCGCGCCCGGCATGGCCGCCGCTGACCTGCCCTCGATCGACAGCCGCCCGCCGCTGGCAGCACGTGCACCGGCCGCAGCCGTGCAGAGCGCCCCGCCCAACATCGTCATCAACATCCATCCCGCACCAGGGCAGGACGCCAATGCCATCGCCCGCGCCGTAGCCGCCGAACTCGACCGCCGCGAGCGCGAGAAGGGCGCGCGCGCCCGCTCATCCCTATACGACCAGGAGTAACGGACCATGATGATGGCCCTCGGCATGTTCATCTTCTCGCTGGAGACCCTGGCCTACCAGGAACTCCAACGGCAAACCGCCTGGCGCCACGGCAAGACCGCGCGCATCGGCACCAACCCCGCGCGCCAGTTCATGGGCCGCGACGACGACACCATCACCCTGCCGGGCGTGCTGCTGCCGGCGCTGGCCGGCGCGCAGATCAGCCTCGACACGCTGCGCTACATGGCCGACACCGGCAAGGCCTGGCCCCTGGTCGAGGGCACCGGCAAGATCTACGGCACCTGGGTGATCGAGAGCCTGAGCGAGACGCGCACGCTGTTCTTCCGCGATGGCCAGGCGCGGCGCATCGAATTCACCTTGAGCCTGGTGCGCATCGACGACGGCCGCGTGGACATGCTCGGCAGCGCGATCGGCGCCGGTGGCAACATCCTGCGGGGGCTGTTGCGGTGATCGACCAGCTCATTTCCCAGGGCAGGGGCCTGATCGGCCAGGCCGTCACACAGGCCCAGGGCATAGCCCAGCAGGCGGCGGACGCCTACCGGGAGGCCACGGCTTACCCGCGACCGATCTGCCGCGTGGTGGTCAATGGCCGCGACATCACCCTCGACATCGAGCAGCGCCTGGTAAGCATCGAGCTCACCGACAACCGCGGCATGGAGGCCGACCAGCTCACCATCACCCTCAGCGACCACGACGGCCTGCTGGCCATCCCGCCGCGCGGCGCCACCGTCAGCCTCTGGCTCGGCTGGAGCGACACCGGCCTGGTCAGCAAGGGCAGCTACACCGTGGACGAAACCGAGCACAGCGGCGCGCCGGACGAGCTCAGCATCCGCGCCCGCAGCGCGGACCTGCGCGAAGGCCTCAAGGCCAAGAAGGAACGCAGCTGGACCGGGCAAACCCTCGGCGCCGTCATCCAGACCGTTGCCGCCGCCCACGGCCTGAGCCCCGTCATCAGCGCCGCGCTCAGCGTGATCGAGCTGGCCCAGCTGGACCAGGCCAACGAATCCGACGCCAACCTCATCACTCGCCTGGGCCAGCAGTTCGACGCCATCGCCAGCGTCAAGGCCGAGCGCCTGCTGTTCATGCCGGCCGGCAAATCCACCACCGCCAGCGGCGCGCCGCTGCCGCATATCACCCTGACCCGCGCCGACGGCGACCAGCACCGCTTCCTCCAGGCCGACCGCAACAGCTACAGCGGCGCCCGTGCCTACTACTACGAACTGGGCAGCGCCGAGAAGAAAGAGGCCATCGCCGGCGCCGGCGACAACCTCAAGGACCTGCGCCACACCTACGCCGACCAGGACAGCGCCCTGCGCGCCGCCCGCGCCGAATGGTCACGCCTGCAGCGCGGCGCCGCCACGCTCAGCTATACCCTGGCCAAGGGCCGGCCGGAGCTGATCCCGGAACTCACCTACAGCCTGGTGGGCGTGAAAGCGGAGATCGCCGCCATCGTCTGGCTGGGTGCCAACGTGCGCCACAGCTTCACCCCGGACAGCTACACCACCGCCCTGGAGCTGGAATCCAAGCTGCCGGATGCGGATGACGTCGCCGAACTGGCCGAGCAGGGCAACTACACCGGCGTGCTCGCCTGGTACCGCGACACCAAGACCGGCGAGCAACGCCAACTCACCGAGGGCGACCAGACGCACCCCAAGCGCCTGGCGCACCTGTACGCCGAAAAGAGCAGCGCCCAGCGCGCCGTGGAGCGGGAATGGAAGCGGATACAACAAGCGAACGCCTGACCGAGCCCGCGCCGCCACCGGCAGAGCCGGCCCGCTCGGCCTGGGAGCGCATCGACGAGGAATGGGCAGGGCGCGCTGATGCGCCCATGTGCATGTAAGCAAAACCCGGCGCCTGGCCGGGTTCTTCATATCAGCGGGTGGTGTCCCGCAAGGCCTGCAGCAGGCGCAGCACGTGCCGTCTGTCTGGCTCGCTCAACTGGCGGAACAGGTGCAGCAAGGTCTGTTCGTGCAGGTTCGGTTGCGGGCTTTCGCTGCGTTGATCGTCGTGCTGCCTGTTGTTGTTCTCCGACATGCGTACTCCTTACACGTCAACCGAGCGCCCGGCGCCCCGTGGCGCCTCCCAATCGCTCGGAGAACAGCCGATTTTCTGCATATCCGTGCGTGCCACCACCACCCCAATCAACTAAACATCAGGCGCCTACGGTGATCAGCTCGTCCCAGTTGGTGGTGTAGGCGCGGCTTTTCATGTCGCGGCGCATGCCCCAGTCTGGCGCGGCGGGCACCCGCCCCAGGCGCACGGTACCGCGCCCCTCGCGCTTGTTGATTTGGTCCACGATGCTCATCAGGCGTTCCGCGCCACGCCGGGGCGCCGGGGCGAACAGGTCCGGCGTGATCTCGCCGCGTTGGCTCAGGTCGAGCAACAGCACCGCGCATTTCGAGTAAGCGTAGCCGGGGCGGTAGATCTGGCGCAGGCCGCGCAGGGCGATCGCCAGCAGGTCGCGCGTATCGTCGCTGGGTGTGGGCAGCGCGCAGGTAACAGTGCCGGCGTATCGGGGCAGGTCCGGGTTGTGATACTGGGTTTGCAGCGTCACCTGCAGGGCGCCGCACAGCGATTGCTGCTGGCGCAGCTTCTCGGCGGCGCGGGTCACGTAGGTGGCCATCGCCTCCTGGATGGGCGCGAGCTCCCGCAGCTTGTGGCCGAACATCTTGCTCGAGCAAATGGCCTGCTTCGGGGGCGGCCCCTCGTTGAAACCGATGCAGCTGATACCGCGCAGCTCGCGCGCGGTGCGCTCCAGGGTCACGCCGAAGGTCTTGCGCAGCGTGCCGATGTCGTATTGGGCAAGGTCCCAGGCGGTTTCGATGCCCAGCGGGCGCAGCCGCGCGGCCAGGCGCCGGCCAACGCCCCATACCTCGCCCACGGCAGCCAGGCGCAGCAGCCGTTCCTGCCGGGCGGGGTCGGTCAGGTCCACCACGCCGCCGGTGGCCGGCCACTTCTTCGCGGCCCAGTTGGCGAGTTTCGCCAGCGTCTTGGTGGTGCTGATGCCCACGCCCACCGGCATGCCCACCCATTGCAGCAACCGCGCGCGGATGCGCCTGCCGTATTCGGTCAGGTCCTCCCGCACGCCGGTCATGTCGCCCCAGGCCTCGTCGATGGAATACACCTCGATTCCCGGCAGCATGCTGGCCAGCACCGTCATCACCCGGTTGCTGATGTCCGCATACAGCGTGTAGTTGCTCGAACGCACCACCACGCCGGCGGCGGCGAGCTGGTCGCGCACCTGGAAGAAGGGCGCCCCCATGGCAATGCCTAACTGCTTCACCTCGCTGGTGCGGGCGATCACGCAGCCATCGTTGTTCGACAGCACCACCACCGGCCGGCGCTTGAGCTCCGGCTGGCAGATGCGTTCGCAGCTGCAATAGAACGAATTGCAGTCGATCAGCGCGAAGATGGGCATCAGCGCCCCACATAGCTGATGACCCAGCGCACCATGCCGAATATCTCGACCAGTTCTTCAAGCTCCAGGTTGATCGGGGCGGCGAAGGGGTGCGCTGCCTTGAGCACCAGGCGCCCGTCCGCGTCTTCGGTCAGCAGCCGCACCCGGTACTGGCTTTCGCCATCCAGGCCGACAACCACGTAGCAGTCCGGCGTGCAGCGGGCCGAACGGTCCACCACCAGGCGATCGCCGGGGTACATGCCGAAGCCCAGCAGGCTGTCATCGTCGACCCGCACCACCCAGATCTGCGGCGACCCGAGGCCCACCAGGCTGTCCAGCGACAGGCTGCTTTCCTTCTCGTCCTCGGCGGGCGACTGAAAGCCCGTGATGCGCAGCTCGGCCGCCTCCGGCAGCAGGTGCCGCAGCCGATCCTCGCGGCCCAGAATGGTCAACGTCATAGAGCAACTTCCGTAAAATACTGTATGTCTATACAGTAAAACGAAAGAGACCCCCCGCGGTCAATCGAGAAGACGCGCGCGATGACCGGAGGTAACCATGTGCGGTGGCGTTGAAGCGAGAGACGCGGAGAAGGCCTACAAGGTCTACTTCCCCAGCCCCAAGGCCGCCTTCCCGGTGATGCTCGAGGGCGGTGAGGCGCTGGGCTGGGTTACTTGGGGCCGGCGCCGCGAAGAACCCGGCCAAGGCCCGCAAGGCGGCTGGGCCCGGCTGGAAACAGTGGAGCGGGGCGGGTGGGAGAAATACAAGCCGCTACGCGCGTTCGGCCTGGTGCAGCGCTACATGGAAAAAGGCCAGCCCGACGAGAAGGGCAAGAAGCAATCACACTGGTTCGACATGCCCGAAGGCTACGCCCTGGACTGCCTGGTGCTAGGGGAGGAAGAGCAGCGACGTGTGTATGTGGTTACCAGCACGCCGCCGGAGGAGTATTCGTGGATACATGATCGATGGCCTGTACTTCGAGGCCAATAATTCATGGCCTCGTTTACCAGCCAGCACTTCTTTCAATTACCCGCGTTTGTTCGTCGGTTTGTCATCACGACTAAAGATCACTCCAGGTGGAGTAGGAATCTTTGGGGGTGACGGCTTGCTTGGCGGCTGTTGCTTATCACTTCGTGGTTTTTCGCTCATTTAGCATCTCCCCATCTTCGATTTTAAAATCCTCCAATGCCACGCGTACTGTTGGCGGTGTAGGCATTTTAGGAGGTGATGGGTTTGATACTTTCTTTTCCTCTGTTTCTTTTTGTTTCATTTGTATGATCTCCTTGATTTGTGCATTTAATTTAACTATTTCGTTGGATATAGCATCATCGTTTATTTTGATGCTCTTTCTTGGGGATGATGCGTCCATATCAAAGCTGACAAACAGAGCTGCGGAAATAAAAAGCGGTAATGCTGAATAAACCACGAATCGAATGCATGTATGAATGTGGTCGGACCGCTTTTTATTCACCTTGGCGTTATGAGTGGCGCATATTCTATACCTCTGAATCAAGAACGCTTGCGTGGTTGTTTCTACATTCACAAGAGCTTGAGCGCTGGCAGGATAGGCTCTGTTGTAGATTGTTGTTTCTTCGTTGTATTTTTGAAGCGACTGTTCGTAATCGAAGATTTCGTTCGCTAATGGCATTGAGGCGAACCAATTTCCCCAAAATGCTTCTAGGGCGTACTTTGTGGCTATCAACATTCCTAAGATATGGCCAGCCATTAACGGAATTATAAAGCCAAATGCGATTGGGTCTGACGAATAGTCTAGGACTCGAAGTATGTAGACTGAAACGGTTGCTGTAGCGAAAATTGCTGCGAAAGATATCTGAGCGCGCGTAGATATCCTTTCCTTGATTTCTAGCTCGTGGTGATGCAGGCGTTCGTAAAAGCTGAGTCGGTCGAAGCTCGGCATTATTGATTAATCTAAGATTGATAGGCTGGCTGGCGGCTCGGAATGGCGGTGTGTCTAGTTGGCACTACTTGCAGAGTGCAAAACCACTTTCCAAAACTCCGGCTACTGAGACCTTGGCGCCATAAATAGCAGAATCAGCTCGCCAGATATGGTCAAGTGGCTCCAGCCCAAGCTGGCGAGCCTTACCGCTAGCGGCACCGTTGACCCCATACATCCGCCCCGTTTCCGGGTCGGTCACAACTACGGCATTGCCGGGCAGGCATTGCAGATGCATTTCTTCCGGCACGAACGGCCAAGCATCACCAAAGTCTTCTGCGCTGATCAGCTTGGGCGGGGCGGCGAGGGCGAGCGGGGCGGCCAGCAGCAGGCCGAGGAAGAGGTTGCGCATAAGGACGCTCCTTGTCTGGTTATGTGAGGTTCAGCGGCTACGGGTGCCGGTGATGATGTAGAGCACATCCGCATCGCTGCGCGCGGCCAAGGCCTGCAGATAGTCGATGGGAATGGTGGAGGTGCCGTTCTCGAATCGCTTCTGGATATAGTCGGTGATGCCGGCGAGGTGAGCCAGTTCGTGAACGGCAAGGCTGAGGCGGTTGCGCTCCTCTGCCAAGCGGGCCCCGAAGGCATCAGACAGATCGTCGGCGATGGGCTGGACTGTGTTCATGCTGCGTCTCCTTGCAGGTGGAACAAACGAAGGCACGGGAAATGAGCTATTCAGGCGAAGTGGCGGGCCAGGCTGCGAGGGCGCACGATTTCACCGCTTTCGAGATCCACGACATCGCCAATGATGCGGTCGACCCGGAAAGTACGCTCCGCTTGGCGGTCATGGCATTCGCCTTTGAGGTGTGTCGCCGTCACAGAGTGAATGGTGACGGTGCGGCAGGTTACGTCGCCGCTGGAGTCCTCATAGGTGAAAGAGACCGTTCCAAGGCTCCAGCCATTGCGCATGGCTCGGCTTGGAACGGAAGTATTGTCTGCAGTCCGACGTGTAGGCTCAGCAGATGGCTGAGACTTGGCGGGCTCAAGGCCAAGCCGCTTTCGCTGGGTGCGATCCAGCAACGTTGGCTTGGAGCCCTCCCAAGGTTTCGCCTGCATATTGAGTGCTGCAGCAGCGCGTTTCGTTCGCTTAACCAGGGCGATAAATAGAGCGATGCCGATGGCGATCAGCACCAGAGCTACAAATGCTTCCATGGTTCTTAACCTTCCTTGTTGACCTCGTAACGCCCGGCCGTCTCGGCCAGTGCAGACGCCATCCGGCGAATTGTTGAGCGGTCATTCTCCGGCATCGATCGATAGTGGTTGAGCACTTCACTTTCATCGTCTGCCAGGCCTTCAGCTGTTACCGGGACACGCTTGCCGGTAAGCACGTAGAGCACGTCCACACCCGCTGACGCCAAACCTTCCAGGTAGCCGGAGTCGGGGCTTCGTTCATCAGCCTCGTACTTGCCTTGGGCATTCGCTTTCACGCCGCCCAGCGCACCGAAATCCGCTTGTGAGAGGCCTAGTCGCTTTCTTTCTTCGCGCAGCCGTTCGCCGAGACCACTCATTTGAATAGAAATTCCCGTTGACACCACTCGAATGAGTGGTAATCTGTCGCCACATTGAACGCAATTGAATGGTTTTGAATCATGCCAGCCACACGCACCCCCAAACAAGCGAAGGAATGGCTCGCCCAACAAGGCAAGACCGTCCAGGAGTTCGCTCGCGAGCACGGCCTCGATCCGTTCACCTGCTACCAGGTGCTTTCCGGTGCGAAAAAAGGCCAGCGCGGTGAGTCCCACCGCGCCGCCGTGCTGCTGGGCATCAAGGAAGGCGTTGTCGCCGACGCGCCGGATCAGTACGGCCGCCGCAAAACCGACATCGGCACCGTGATTCCAAAGTAATGGCAACGGCCCCAGCGAGAAACCAGAACATGAAGCGCCCGATCCTAGAAACCCGCCGCCAGATGATGAGTGCCGTGGTGTGCGCCTACCCGGGCGGCCGCGAGTGCGCTGCTGCGCGCCTGGGGCTGGACCTGAAGAAGTTCGACAACCACCTCTACGAGAGCGCCGGCAGCCGCCCGCTGAGCGACGAGCAGGTGCACCTGCTCGAGCAGCAGGCCGGCACCAGCCACTTTCCAGAATATGTCGCTGCAATGTACGGCGGCGTGTTCGTGCCGGATGCCAACCCGGTCGACCTGGACAACGTGGAGCTCTACGAGCGCTCGATTCGCACCGCCGTATTGCGCGGCACCGTAGACCAGCTGCTGGCCGAGGCGCTGGCTGACGGCGAGATCGACGAGGCCGAGCGCAAGTTGCTGCTGGCCGCACACCGCCGCCACATGGCCGCGCGACATGTGGAGATCAACGCGGTGATCGTGCTGCACCAAGTGAAAACGGCCCAGCCGGGCTGAACAGCAGTCGGCGCCCTGGGCGCCAGTATTCACCGGCCCAGGCCGGAGCCGCGACTGGCGGCGGGGGAGGAAGATGTGAGCGTTGCCCATAACGGTGGTTACAAGTGTTTATGCCCGGCCTGCGGCGAGCGCATGCGGATTCGCAACAGCGAGGCGCAGACGCCGACCTACAAAACGATGTACGCCCAGTGCCTGAACATCGCCTGCGGTGCGACCTACAGCGGCTCGCTGAGCTGGGATTACGCCCTGAGTCCCTCCGGCCTGGACCAGCCCCGCGTGGTGCTGCCTGTTGCGCCCTCGGTGCAACGCATGCAGGCGCTGCGCGACAGCCGCCCGAAAACCGACCAACTCGACCTGCTTGACCACATGGAACCGGAGGTAGCCAACGCATGAACACCATCACTCAGATCGGCGACGCCCAGGAGTACCGCAGCAGCATGCAGCGGGCGGCGCTGCACTTCCTGCAACGCCACCAGGGCGAGCACCTGACCGACGACGGCAAGCTGTTCGAGCGCGGCGTGCAGTACCTGGTCAACGCCATGGATGTGCCGGCCTTCATGGCCGATCGCCTGGTGCACTTGGCCATGAGCGAGCTGGAGTGCCTGAAGCGCCCGGTGATCGGCATCGATTACGGCACGGGGGATTCCACCACCGTGGGCCTGGTGCATTTTCTGACGGGTGAAACGGTATTAATCCCGTGCCGCCACCTGCCGGCGAGGCTCCAGCCGCCCGCGGCGCCCCTGGCTGCAGCAGCCACTCACTGATCACCCCTTGAATTGACCCATTCCCATGCCCGCCTTTGCGCGGGTAGGGGAAAGTTGCGCCCGAACGGTGGCCCCATGAGCACGAACCTTTCCATTGAAATCCAGCTGAACGCCTTGCAGGCAGAGGCTTACCTGCGCTGGCTCACCAGCCAGTACGAGCAGCTGATGGCGGCCTGCTGGTATGACGACCGCTACCGCTACACGCCCCAGGGCCTGCGCGGCAAACGCATCCTCGAGGACCACCCACACATCGCCGGGCTGAACCGCACCATGCGCGAGCTGGTGAAGCAACTGCGCGTGCAGGGGGTGCCGGCATGAGCCGCTCGATCCCTGCCTGTGAGGCGCTGGCGGCTGAGTGGAAACACTGCAACTTTCGCGACAGCCTCGACGAGCTGCTTAACGAAAGCCGCTACGGCCGTCAGAAGGAGATGGTGGACTGGCTCTGCGGCTACCTGACGGCGCTGCTGGATGCAGACCTAATCACACTTGATCAGCACCACCGGATGGGCGCGGAGATTCTCAGCATTGTCTGGGGGCCTGAAGCATGAAATCCATGCCCCAAGAAATCCGCACCGAGGTGCTGGCCCGCCTGGAGCGCGACTACGGTCTCAAGCGCCGCGACAGCGCCGATTACATGCGCGGCGGCAAATGCCCCTCCTGCGACAAGAAGGAGCTGTTCAGCCGCTACGACGAACCCTGGTTCATCAAGTGCGGCCGCGAGAGCAAGTGCGGCGACCAGTGGCATGTGAAGGACCTCTATGACGACCTGTTCGACGACTGGAGCAAGCGCGCACCGGCCACCGAGAAGGAGCCCACCGCCACCGCCAAGAGCTACCTGCAGCACGCCCGCGGCTTTCACCTGGAGTTGATCGAAGGCTGGTACACCCAGGAGAACTACTGGAGCCGTGAGCTGGGCATCGGCTCGGCCACCGTTCGCTTCCCGCTCGAGGGTGGCAGCTATTGGGAACGGCTGATCGACCGGCCCCACCGCTTCGGCAAGCAGAAGGCGCGCTTCGCGCCGGGCAAGGCGATGCGCGGCTACTGGTGGTGCCCGCCGAGCCTGGACCTGCTGCAGGTCAGCGAACTGTGGATCGTCGAGGGCATCTTCGACGCCATCGCGCTGCTGCATCACGACATCGACGCCGTGTCCGCCATGAGCAGCAACGCCTTCCCGGCGGAATCCCTCAAGGCGCTGGCCAAGGCGTGCGCGGATGCTGGGCAGAAGCTGCCGCGCCTGGTCTGGGCGCTGGACAACGAGCCGGGCGCGCACCGCTACACACGCCGCTGGGTCAAGCAGGCCCGCGAGCTGGGCTTTACCTGCGAGGCCGCGCAGATCCCGCAGCGCGACCGCAAAACCGACTGGAACGACTTGCACCAGCGCTGGATGTTCCTTGACGAGGACAAGCGCGCCGAGCAGGTCGAAGCCGACCTGAAGGAAGCCCGTTACCAGGGCTCGCTGCTGATTGCCGAGAGCGCGGCGGAAAAGGCCACGCTGATGTACGAATGGCGCGAGCGGCACGAATTCCACTTCGGCTTCGGCAACCGGATGTACTGGTTCAAGCTGGATCTGGAGAAATTCAACAAGGCCAAGCAGGCCCTGGAGGACAGCGAGCACCACGACGACAAGCTGCTCAACGATCGGCAGATGACCGAGAAGGCGCTGCGCCAGAGCGGTTGCGTGGCGGAAATCGCCAACTGCTATCCCCAGGCCCTGTACTTCCAGCGCAACGAGATCACCGACGAGTCCTGGTACTACTTCCGCGTGGACTTCCCCCACGACGAACCCACCGTGCGCAACACCTTCACCGGTGGTCAGGTGGCGGCGGCGAGCGAGTTCAAGAAGCGCCTGCTGGGCATGGCCGCCGGAGCGGTGTTCACCGGTACCGGCGCCCAGCTCGACAAGATCATGAAGGACCAGCTCTTCGCGCTGAAAACTGTCAAGACCATCGATTACATCGGCTACAGCAAGGAACACGGCTGCTACGTGTTCGGCGACCTGGCGGTACGTGGCGGCCTTGTCGAGCAGGCCAACAAGGAGGACTACTTCGAGTTCAAGCAGCTGCGCCTGAAGACCCTGCAGAAGTCGATCCGCCTGGAAATCGCCCGTACCGATGAGGGCTACCGCGCCGAGTGGCTCGACTGGCTGTGGACCTGCTTCGGCACCCAGGGCATCGTCGCGCTGGCGTACTGGTTCGGCTCGCTATTCGCCGAGCAGATTCGCGAGGAGTACCAGAGTTTTCCCTTCCTGGAAGTGACGGGCGAGGCCGGCGCGGGCAAGTCCACGCTGCTGATGTTCCTCTGGAAGCTGTTCGGCCGGCCGGACGAAGAGGGCAAGGACCCCTCGAAAATGTCCAAGGCAGGCCTGCGCCGCTGGATGGGCCAGGTCTCCGGCATGCCGCTGGTACTGCTGGAGGCCGACCGCAGCGACAACGACCGCGGCGCCGCCAAGGCCTACGACTGGGACGAGCTCAAGCCGCTGTTCAACGGCGGCACCCTGGGCGTCACCGGCGTGAAAACAGCGGGCAACGAGACCTACGAGCCACCGTTTCGCGGTGCGATCGTCATCAGCCAGAACGCCACGGTAGCGGCCAGCGAGGCGATCCTCACCCGTATCGTCAAGCTGCACTTCGTGCGCCCCCAGGTCACCACGGCCAGCCGCGCCGCGGCCGACAACCTCAACCACCTGAGCGCGATGGACGTCAGCCACTTCCTGCTGATGGCCACCCGGGCCGAATCGAAGGTGCTGGAAACCTTCCGCGCCCAGGTGAAGGTGCACGAGCAGGCCCTGCGCGAGCTGAAAGAGATTCGCATCGAGCGAATCATCAAGAACCACGCCCAACTGCTGGCCCTTCTCGATGCCTTGCGCCTGGTGGTGCCGCTGACCGATCGCCAGCACCAGGCCACCCAGCGCGAACTCACGGCCATGGCCCTGGTGCGCCAGAACGCCGTCAACGCCGACCCGGCCGAGGTGGCCGAGTTCTGGGAGGTGTTCGACTACCTGCAGAGCCTCAGCGAGGACCCGGTGGTGGACCACAGCAAGAAGCCGGACCTGATCGCCATCAACCTCAACGAATTCGCCGAGCGCGCCGCCGAGCACAAACAGAAGCTCGCCGACGTCGGCACCTTGCGCAACCTGCTGCCCAACAGCCGCTCACGCAAATACATCGAGCACAACAAGTCGGTGGACAGCGCCGTGCGCGCCGCCTTCAACCGACGCAACAACACCCTGACCCAGCGCGGCACCACCGTGAAGTGCTGGCTGTTCAAACCCAACGCCTGACGGCGCGGCAACGCCCGAAGGCCGCTGTATCAACCCCAAGGAGAAGCACCATGCAAAAGCACTTCACCATCACCAACGCCATGCGCGACAAGGTCGCCGACCAGCTCACCATTCAGGCGATAGCCCAGCACGGCCCGCGCATCGCCGCCGACCTGGCCGCGCTCAACGAACAGTTCTGGTCCGCGCACCGCGCCGCCGTCGAGGCGCTGCCGGGGCTGAGCAAAAAGCACTGGCCGGACCTGATCCTGGCCGGAGCAGTGACAGCTACAGCCAGCTGCACGCCCAGCTATATGCAGCCGCGCGAGGGCAAGGAACCTTACGAACAGAAGCTGGTGGCGGTGCACAAGAACTACAAGGAGGACGCGCGTAATGCACTGATCGGCCAGGTGATGGGATCGCAGGCGTTCGAGGGCGTCAGCCGCTACCTGGATCGTGAGCGTTATGAAGGGCATTGGCTCATCGGTTTGAAAAGCCCCACCGGCGGCGTTCCGCGCCTGCATTACATGGAGCGAATCACTGATCCGGCACTGGAGTCGCTTGCCTTGCTGATCTGCTCCGATCTCGCCGGCGTGATCGATGCCGCCGTCGCCTTCCGCGCCCAGGCCATGAGCGTGCTGCAGGCCTGCCGCACCTCGCGCCAGGTCGAAGACCTCTTCCCCGAGGCAGCCAAGCTGCTGCCGCAGCCGGTGAAGAACAACAAGGCATTGGCCCCGACCGAACTGGCCGCCAGCGTGCGCAACATGCTCAGCCAGGGCGTACCGCCTGTAGCGGCGCAAGCGTGAGGCGGCGGGCATGAATCACTACGACGATGACGAACCCACGCTGCGCGAGCGCCTGGCCATGACCGGCTGGGTCGGCACCGGCCTGGCAGGTCTGCTGGCCGCGGCCAACCACCTGCCGGACCTGTTCCTGCTGATCGCACGCTGAAAACAAGAAGGCCCCGGTGAGCGGCAACTCACCAGGGCCTGACCAACCCCAAGGAGAAGCACCATGCAAGTGAATCAACCGAAGGAAGGCGGGGCAGAGCTTAACCCAGCCAGCCGTTCTAAGCCGGAAAACCGTGAGCGCCCGATTCTATTCAACGGCGCGATGGTCCGCGCCATCCTGGAAGGCCGCAAGACGGTGACGCGGCGCGCGGTCAAAAGCATGGCTCTAGACTGGCTGGCCGAAGACATGTTCACAGCTGAATACGTCGCCGAGCACTCCGGCTTGTGCCCGTTCGGCGAGCCAGGCGACCGCCTATGGGTGCGCGAAACCTTCGCTCTGCTGGGCAACGAGGACGGTGTTTGCATCGACTGGAGCGACAACATGGTGCGCGGCGACGAGCGCAATGCTGCGCGGATCTATCAAGCCTCTTGCCCTGTTGGCGACTACGGGCTTTGGCAGATTCCCGATAAGGCGTTCTGGAAGCCAGACACCGACGGCATGCAATACGACGGTACCTGGCGCCCCAGCATCCATATGCCGCGCTGGGCCTCTCGCATCCTGCTGGAGATCACAACTGTACGTGTCGAGCGCCTGCAGGACATCACCAAGGGCCAGGCCGAAGCCGAGGGCGTACGGGCCTGTGAGCATGACCTCGACCCGGACGGTAACGGTTACTCCGCCACCGAACTGTTCAGCATCCTCTGGTCATCGCTCTATGGCATCGACAGCTACAACGCCAATCCGTGGGTGTGGGTGGTCGAGTTCAAGCGCGTGGAGGTGGCCAATGCCTAGCCCCACCGAACCCCTACGCCCAACCATGGCCAGCCATCCGTTGCCGCCCAGCACCTGCGACATCTGTGGGCAGAACCGTGCCACACGCAAGCATCAGCTGTGCAGCCGCATCCGCCAGCGCCGCTGGGCAGCAGACTGGGCTGCCTACCAGGCCGAAGTCGCCGCCAAGAAAGCCCAGGAGCGCCGCCGCTATGCCCGTTGAAATCCGCACCCGCTTCACCGGCATGACCTACGTGGCCACCGTGCGCGGCGAGAAGAAAACCGCCAGCAACACCATGGGCGCCCGCTGGGCCGCCGAAGCCCTGGCCCGCAAGCTGGGCCTGGACCCGACCTTGCTCCGCGAGACGCAGCGCGATCTGCTGCGCAGTGGGGTGGAGTTGTTTGTGCATCCTGAAACGCCGAAGGCTAAGGAGGTCGCCAATGGATGACCAGTTCTTCCTGCAGGACAGCCGCAGCAATGTCGGCAGCCGGTCGATGTTCTGGCGCCTCGGCGGCGGCTACACGTCTAATCTGGACGAGGCCGAGCAGTTCACCCGCGCCGCAGCGGTCAAGCAGTATGAGTGCCGCGAAACTGATCTCCCTTGGCCTGTCGTCTACGTCCGCGCCCTGGCAGAGGTTGGCGTTGACCATCAGGACCTAAAACTTACCCCGGAACAGGCTTTAGCCTCAGCATCGGCAGACGACCGTCTCTACTACGCCTACAAACAAACGTGGGACGGCAACTGCCTGGTCTGGAATGCTGTAGGCGTTGGCCCTACATCGAACCTGGCGGACGCCAGCACCTGGTCCCAAGATCGTGCTTCCGCCATTGACGAGGCATGCGTCCCTTGGCCAAAGGCATACATTGATCAGCACAGCCGACCGGTGGTTCGAACCATCGTGCTCGATCACAGGAAAGCACTGCGTGAGGCTGGGCTGAAGCTGCCGAAGATCAAACGCCAACGTTTCCGTCGATACGTAGCTAATTGCCACGGCTGCGGCCGGTTCCTGAGCGAACGCCAGGTGTACGGCGCCTGTCCGCACTGCGACGCGAGCAACGCGCCATGAGCGACAGTCAGCACATGCTCGAATGCGAGGCCCGCACCTGGTTGCGCAACGGCTACGACACGCCGGAGCGCATCGAGGAGCTCACGCTGATGATCGCCAAGAAGCGTGGCCAGGCCTCCGCCGAGCGCCTGGTCGAGGAGATGCGCCGGCAATGGCGACGGCGCGCGGAGTGGCTCACCTAGAAATCACACCAATCAATTCGAGGCCCCGCTGCGGGCCTCGTTGCTTTTCGAGCAAATAGACTTCCGCCGTTTCCACCAGGTGAACACGACCATGCACGAGAATGTCGAGGTGCGCGGCAATTCGATCCGCATCTCTTTTCGCTACCAGGGCGAGCGCTGCCGCGAGCCGATCCCGGGTGACCCGACACCGGCCAACCTCGAGAACGCGGCCCGGCTTGTGGGGCTGATCCGGCACGAGATTGCCGCCGGCACGTTCAGCTATGCCCGTCATTTCCCAAACTCTTCGAAGGTGAAAACAAACACCTTCGGCCACTTCATCGACCTATGGTTGAACATCAAACGCAACGAAATGGCGCCATCCGGCCTTCGCGTATACGAGGGACGGGCCGAGTTGCATATCCGGCCGAAGTGGGGGCACCTGCAGGCAGACCAGATCGACCACTTGGACTTGCAGGAGTGGGTGCAGGTGGAGCTGATGCCGAAGCTGCACAACAAGACGGTGAACGAGATCATCGGGCTGGTGCGCCAGATCTTCCGGCTGTATCGGATGCGCAACCGCATGGCGCACGACCCGACCGAGGGGCTGCGGGTGAGGGTGCCCGATCGAGATGATCCTGATCCGTTCGATCGGCGCGAGATCGATGCCATCTTGTCGCTGAATACCGAGCGCGAGCAGGAGCGCAACCTGGCGCAGTTCATGATCTGGGCGGGGCCGCGCGTTTCCGAGGCAATCTCGCTGGCCTGGGAGGATGTGGTGGACCTGGACAAGGGCATCGTCCGATTCCAGCGGTCCCAGGTGCGGGGGCACTACAAGGTCACGAAGACCCGGCGTTCGGTGCGCGAGGTGAAGCTGCTGCGCCCGGCGCGCGAGGCGCTGCAGGCGCAGGCCAAGTTCACCGAGGAGCTGGATGCGGTGACGGTGGATATCAAGGATCGCGACAACAAGACGACACGACGCCGGCAGTTGCGGTTCGTGTTCCACAATTCGACCACCAAGGCCGCGCACACCAGCTCGGACATGCTGCTGAAGGGCTGGTGGCGGCCGCACCTCAAGGCGGCCGGCGTGCGCTTCCGTGGGCCGAACAATTGCCGTCACACCTTCGCCAGCCAGCTGCTTACCACCGGGGCGGTACCGCTGGAGTGGATCGCCGATCAGATGGGGCACACGTCCACCGACATGATCCGCAAGCACTACGGCAAGTGGATCAACGACGACGGCCCGGACATGGTCGGCATCCTGGAGCACGCCCTGAAGCTCTGA